GTAAAATATAACGAAGCGGAACCTTATTAGCCGATGGGTTAATTGAGCCAACCTGATTCATAAGCTTGGCATAATCTTCGGCTTTGAATTTCCCATCAATGCGATAAAAAAAGACATTCCCGCTGCGATAGTATTCCCTAAAGTATTGATCTTTAATATTTGTTAAGTTAATCCTTTTAAACCATTCTGTAAAAAATTCACGGCTTTTGCGGGTACCGCCCTCAAGGTATACGTCCGTGTTTGTGAACTCGGCCATTATGTCTATGGCGTTTCTAAAAATTGCCACATTGGCATAAGCTTTTTGGCAAAGCTCTATTCCATCCCTTGCGCTTACGCCATCAGATGCATACTGGTATGGCAACAGTCCCACGCGGATACTTGAAAATCTATCGTGGAGATTACCATAAGCCGCACGATTAGTTCTGCTGCCCCCGCGATTACCCCTAGCTAAATTGGTTCGAGCTTTGGCTACATCACTGTAAGATGCGTCGGATGTGTAAAATGGCTCACCCAAAAGGTCTGGCACAGTCTGCTTCGAAGTGGGTTCAACCACATATGAGGCTTGTGATTCCTGCCCCTCCTTTTCAAATTTCTTCCAGTAATCAGACTTCTTAGTGTATTTTCTCTTGGCCATGGGATCTGATTTATATTACACCCCAAAGTTGACTTTCAACTTTTAAATGTTAAGAAATAAACATTGGTGTGAAGGTTGAGTGAACCTGCCCACCTTCATGGCTTTGCATATCAAAGAAAACATTAACCATCCAATTGCCAAGGACTAGGGCAGAGTAGGAGTCTTTTCTGGCCTTATCGGCACCCTTTTGTTTTCTTAGGTTCGGTGGCAAGTCAAAACTTTGTGTCCCTTGAAGTGAAGTTGTCACATGCACAAGGGCGCACTGCACTTTAATTAAATCCATCATGTCCTTTTGATGCTCGACAAAATCGATCATCCTCGCTCCAACCGCGCCGCTTTCATTGGGGTCGTTTTTGATAAATTTCAGTTCCTTAATTGGCACTCTAGCTTTCCTTTGATTGTTGTAATCGTCATCCATTGCAGCGCCTGCAAAAAATATTTTCTTATGATCGAATGCAGCTTGCAGACTCTCATTAGCATATCGAATCCACTGAGAGCTAGGTTTTCTTAAAAATACAAACTTTCTATTTGTTTTATTGTATTGGTTTTTTAATTTTAAAATATTCTTGTCGTAATCCTGCGCTTTGTCTAAATCTGCATCAATTGCCTCCAACCTAAGATTTTGTTTTTTAAATATCTCACTCTCATTACAGGAATTCATGAATTGGACACCACCATTGTAATCTCCCACAACAGCCACTATGTTAAAGTAGGTCAGTAGATAAGCTGCATATTTGATGTGTGTTTTTAAATTAGCCCCAGATAATGCATAACTATGAACAACTGTTCCCTTGCGGGTGTCCCTATTTATTTTGATTAGTAACATTGCGAAATCATCAGAGCTTTCACTTTCGGACCACGATGGGTCAAAAGCTAAAATGTATTCGTCTTGCGGACTACCAATAACTTCAACACACTGCCCCTCTCCATCAGGAAGGGTGCAAGCTGCCATTTTGCTAACCTTGAAATAGCCTGAGCTATCATCGGTAAACAAGGCACCAAATTCTCTATCAAACTGAGATTGACTCATGCTGGTCTGAGCCTGACTAATGAGATTTTGGTCGTATAGCTGCTCGGGCGCACAGTCATAGCTAAAATGCATAATTGTTCTATGCGCCCCATCCTGCTTGTTCTCATTTAGGATGAGGCTCTCATATTGCTGGTAAAGCTTATAAAGGTATTCAAACTTATAGGATGCGGAAGAGAGTCCTATGATTTTGTTGTTCGGCCATATACGCCTCTCCTCTTCTTTCATTTTCCCAGCCTCAATCAACTCTGTTTCCAGATCATACACCTCCTGACGTTCAGTGGGGTTTTCCACAACAGAGAGGAATGGCATAATTACCTCATTGTAGATCTTTTCGGGCATTAGCAGCAACTCATCGATGATCATGCGCTGAAATCTAAAACCCCTGAGTTTTTCACCATCGCCCAGTGGTAGAGCGCGGATGCTGCTTCTGCCAATTTCCATAACCCACTCATCATTCATTTTTGAGGTTCGAGTAATACACTGAGCAAAAAATGTAGCCTTGGGGCTTTTGGATATCTCTTCTATTTTTTTGAAGATCATTTTTGATTGCCTGAATGACTTAGACAGAATACCTATCTGGACACCCTGATGTAGAATAGCGTCTAAGAGCGCGAAAATGGCCGTAGAGAAGCTTTTGGACATTCCACGGCTCCAGATGCCCAAAAAGTAATCAGACTCCATCATGGCCTTTATAGCCATGTGTTGAAAGGGGAATAATTTTACCCCAGTTAACAATTCAGAAGCAAATGAAGGGTTTTCCCTGAGAAACTTATAAAGCAAAATTTTTGCCTCAGTTTCTTCCAAATACCCCTCTTTTTCTAAAACTTCTGTGTTTATATCTTTGAACTCTCGGTTCAGTTTCTGTTTTCCTGCTTCCCAAGCCATTTTTCTTAATTTGTTTGTTCCAGAAGTATTGTAGGTCTACCTGCCAAAGTTTTTTCCCCAAAACAAGAATCTTGGGTATTAGAGTTACACTTTCATCTCGGGAACCGCTAAATACAAATTGGCAGCAATCTGAATACCCCGCTTGAATCTTTCTCATCTGGTGACATACATACCCCAAATTAAATTTCTTATAGCTGGCGCTGTTTTGCCTGTGAATGTCATCAAAAGCGCATTCTACAACTATAAACAAAAAACAACCTAAGCTTCTGCATCTTTCTAATTCTTTTACAAATCTCGCGTAGCCGCCAGTTACAGTAGCACCAAAATCCTGGTAAGACTTTCGATCCACAAATGTATAATCATAAAGTTCTCCAGAAACGCCATAGTCCCCAACGTCCAGCTTCAACAACTCACTGTTCTTAAAGGACAAGGGCTGCTGCTCTCTTGTATCTATCAGGATGGGGGTTTCAGAGAAGTCGTTATTGAACTCTTTTGGTAGTTGCCCTGAGAGCATAGGCAACATACCAAACTTTTCGCAGGTGGCGCTATAGCTGCCGAATATCTCTTTACATATCTCCATATCAGGCAAGCCAGAGGTCTCTAAGTAGAGAGCGGGCGGTCCTGCTTTGATTTTTTTGGATGTGAGCTTATCTTTAATGGATTTAATCACAAAACTCTCAACTTCTTCCTTGGGAGCAGTCTTGCACCACTTCCTCATGTTTGATGTATTTAGAAATGAGGTGTGGAAGTATTGATCGTATTTCTTGAATGGAATTAGCTCACCAGTGAGCTTGTCCTTACGCTGAAAGTGTTTAACGTAGTAATCCCCTAGCAGCACATCATGTTTTTTGATATGTGCATGGAGACTACGCAATGAGCCAAACTCTTCTCCACATTCTTTGCATTTATATTGCATCTTCTTTTGATATACCCAAAACTCTTGCTTTCCACTCGGACATGTTCTCTAGCCTGTCTGCTTCCTCTCGAACGGTTTGCTTTTGCATCTCAGCGATCTTTGCCATCGTTTTCCGTTCCTCTTCCTCTTGGAACAATTGAACAATAGAAAGAAAAGAAGCATTTTCCTTATGCAACTTCTTCATTCTCTCGCCGCGATCACCCTGAAGCTTTTTAGTTAGGTTCTCTATCCTGCTTTCACACTGATGATACTCAGAACTCTTCGCCTTGATGATCTCTGCTAGGCGAATAGACATTTCTTGCTGATCGTCAGCAACATCGAACATGTCATTCAATTTATTGAGGTGAGAGCTAACCACCTCCAAATTAATAACCTCCTTGCAGACATTTAAATACAAATTAATTTCATCCGCCGTCAAATCAGGCTTGTCCCAAGTCAAACGGACGAACTCATGTTCAAACAGCACCCTATCGTCCTCGTTGAGATAATTGTTTATAATTTTTAGAAAACGAGAGTTCGAAAGATTGATCCCCAACTTTTCTATGCAAATTTGCTTCTGTCTGTTAATCTTCGATTCATCTAAGCCCATTCCAGTAGCGTCATTGATTTTTTTAATGATTCTGGACGCAGACTTAGGTGAAATGTATGAATGCAGCGCTCCACTATCTTGGGAAGGCAAAATGTCGGGATTGACTGAACGAATTTCTGACAAAACCGCTCTCTGCTCATTACTGAGTGGTGGCACCGTGCGGTCTGGAAAAACTATTCGAGCAATCTCCAGCGACGAAAGGCCATTTTCCGCCTGCTGTATGATGAATTCACGCTGTTCGCGTGTAAACTCTATATTTTCGGTTGGCTGACGCGAGGTTGTGCGGAAATCGATTGCATTTTCAACAAGAAATTTTCTAACAGCCCTTCCTTGTCTAGATCTGCCATCTAGAGTGTCATCATCGAAACACTGTCGCGTCAGATCGATCAAGTCGGGAATCCGAGACGCATTCTCACGCAAAAACGTTTTTTGTTGTTCATTTAGATCCATCAGTTATAATGTCGTGTTCTTTAAGAATTTCTAAAGCTACGTCAAGGAACTTCTTCTTGAGGTTTTTTACCTGTCTGTATCCGAGCTTCTTTTTCTGTGGTGAGATTTTATATCCCATAAACCTCGCGACATCTTCTTCATTTTTGTCTTCGAAGTATAGCATCCGATACGCAACGTAGTGCGTTGGGCTTAATTTAATCTCCATGTAGATATCTAGCCTTTTGAGAGAATTATCAAAATCGAAATCGGTATACTCCTTACTATTGACTTCTGTGTGGAAATCCTCCGTGGACATAGGAATTTTTAACTCTAGTCCCGATTTTTTAAACTTCGCCCATTTCGCGTAAATTTCACAGCTTGTGTCCTGCTTCCTACTTCTGGTTTGTGTGCAGAAGTCCCCCTGAGCGTATTTGCAGTTTGAACAAGGCTTTACATAATTGCCATAGTGATTGCGAATAAGATTCCGAAGTTGGTTAGATATTATCCTTCCTATCCACGGTTCTAGTGGGCGCGTCTGATCCCACATGTGCCACTTCTTCGATATGTGCGTTTTAATAATCTGTTCGACATCTTCAAAGTCGAACCATTTTACCGCATTAAGTCTCCACTTAGAACGTTGTTTTTTTATCGCAAGGTCGATGACATCAGAGAAATCTTCGTAAGTATATTTATCCTCTTCTTTCATCAATGAATTCATCGACGGTTTTTCTTCCACGACGCGGCTTGTAGTCGGGTGGAGTTTTTTCGCCAGCCAATGAACCCAAAGTAAAGGTGTTATTGCCTCCTGCTTCGTAATCTACTTGAATACTACCCAAAGAGGGGACAAACTCTGCATCAGTTTCATCTTCAGATATTTGAGATGCTTCTTCAGTTTTGATCTCTGGTTCGGGGCGTTTAACACTTGCGGTGCTATTCAAAGCTTGTCCGCACTTAACGCAAAAATTTGGTTGAGCATGGGCATACTCAATTTTAGTTCCACAGCTATGACAGAATAAATGGGCCATCGGTTCCTTAATATTTATAAACTAAATACTTACTTTTTCTAATTAAAATGTTAAAAACAAGTGACTTGTCCTGTGTATAAAATAGCTGTTCGCCGCTTCCGCGTTGACATTGCTCTTGTTATACTTTATTATATTACACTCGTTTGTGAGATTCTAATTTAGAAATGATAAACTTTAAAATTTTACTCCTGACGATATCGTTTTGAGTAAAAGAAAATGAAACTATCCCATTCTCTTTAGAATCATCGTCCTTAAAAAGCTTGAACATTTCTTCGAAACCGCTTTTGCCATTTATGTCACTCTGCATGAAGTCTCCACAGATAACTAACTTGCTACCTTCTCCAATACGGGTCACAAGAGTAGTTAATTCCTTGAAGGTAAAATTCTGAGCTTCATCAGCAATAACCAACTTGTTATTCCAACTTGCTCCACGCATAAAATTAATTGGAACCGCAGAGATCCTTCCCTGCCTTCTCAAGAAGTCTTTGTCGCCCTCAAAAACGATTTCATCCAGTTTATCATACAGTGGCATGAGAAACGGATTGAACTTCTCGCTTATATCCCCTGGTAGGCTTCCTAGTCCCCTGTCAGCACTTTCTGCTATACTTCGGACATAAAGCAACTCTCTATCTATATCGTCGGCCATCAGACGTAGGCAACCATAAAGAGACATGTATGTCTTACTGGAGCCTGCTGGGCCTGATACAAACAGTATCTTGTTTTCGGGGTTAAGGAGGACGCTAAGGAACCTTTTTTGTTTCGCGGTAAATTTAAACTGCCGCTCCTTAAACTTTATAGAATGATGGAAATGGGGCTTTAGCTCTAATGAACTTGCCAATTTTTTGACTGCCATGTAACACCTATAGTTACACTTATTTATAAAATTATCTCACTTAAAGTGGCACTTGTTTCTAAAGTATCGCCGCCTGCTACAGAGTAGCCTTCTTGGTGAACCTCTGCGCCCCCGCTAACAACTATTCCAGTCAGGTATCTTATTGAATCTCCTTTTGTTGTATTTAAGGCGATTCCAATATCATTTGTTGTTGTATCACCGCTGAAATTAATCAAGTTCTCCAATCCTGTGGAGCTTATTGTTGTTTGTGTTTCAATGCTATTTAATAACACATCAGTTGCATTAATTGAACCCAATGTGAATATTGGGGTTCGACCATATGACTTTCTGTGTGTTATTGAACCCTGAACAGAACCCACAACCTCCGTCATGTTTTCTACGCTGCAAGTGTGGCCATAAACAACGTCGTCTCCATCAAATGGAGGATCAACGTTGAATGGATTTTGGTATGGGTTGGAGTCTCCCGTGATTTCCTCTTGTGTCGGTGGATCTAAAGAAACAAAAGTAACATTAACAGTTACAGGTTGGTAAGGTTGAATTGAAACCGTATAGTCTTGTAGGTAGGATTTATTGAAAACACCGCTGCCAACTTGCACTGGGAAAAATCCCGCATCGTTTCCAGACAAGAATGCGTAACCACTCTCAAAATAAGGCATATCGTTAACCAAAAGCGTTTGAAATGACAATTGCGCTGATAGCGGACCCCCTATGTTGTATTGGTCTGTTTGTGAAACCTCTTTACCCAACTTTCTGTTTGCAGAAGCTTGCGCCGCATATGTCACCGATACATTTGTTGCGGGTAGCATGGCCATTTGCTCGCTAGGCTTGGTTGGCTCGGAACTGTTTCTATGTCCCACATAAACAGGGAGATTGGTGTAACTTAAGCTCATTTACAACTATTACACTTATTAATGTTTTTGGGGCTATGGGCTTTTTTGTGTTTTATTGGTTTCCCGCAACGGTAAGGCCAAAGTTAGCCGTGGCATAGGAGATCCACACCATACTCCAAGCATATTCGCTCTTGAACATATACGCTAGGCCAACGACCGCATACATTACCCCAGCTATCGCTGGCAAAAGCTTTGTGATAAGATCAAGCGTCATTTGTAATTATATGGGCTGGATATTTTTTTTAAACAACAAAGAAGATAACATGACCCCCAAAGACCCGTTCGGACAAATGGGGAGGGGTATGGGAATTGACAGAATGAGAAAACAGTCCCCCCGCGACTGTTATGATAATTATAGCTTTTTTTTTCTGAGAAATGGGGTGGGTAAATACTTGTCAAGTTTTTTTATGTGACAACATTGTAACATAAATAATGTAATCTTCTCTTGCTTTTCTTTCGATTGTGTGGTATACTTACAGAGTAATAGGCAATTAAATAAGCCTTTTAATTCTAACTTAACTCACTACCTAACAATGAAAAATACAATGCTCGCTTCCTTCCCTTCCTTCATCGGTGACGTTCTCGCTAACGTCTTGCGCTACCGTCACGATGATCTCCCTGTTCTTGTCGCGCAACTTGTGCGCGATTACCCGCAGTTTCGTGCGGATGTTGTCGAGGAAGTCGTAAGCATGGCTTGCGACTCTTCCCGTAACTCTAACTTCAGGGATAACCTTGCGCTTGAGCGTAACCCTGACGTTATGAACATCATGCAGATCTGCATGATAAAGCACCAAGGTAGCGTGGGGTGCTAAACAAATAAAAATAATTCTTGACTTATATATAAATCTATCGTATAGTTACCTATGAAAATGAAACAACCTGATTCCTCTCCCTTCTTTGTCTTGTTCGGTAAGCGTAAGCCCGACTCTGCCGAAGTCTGCTTCGGTGGCAACTACAAGCGTTCGCGTTGCGAGCGTCAGATGGCTAACCCGTTCGCGGGTGTGTCGGCTGGCACTGGTCGCATCGTTGAGTTTCCTAGCCGCAAAGCGGCATGGGAAGCCCACGGCGATGCGCTTAACATCGCGCATGGTCGCGTTGACTTTCCTTAATCATGCCTAAAGAGATACACGAAACAGTAAACAGCCTTTCACGCAATGATGAAAAGGCTATGAAGAAACGGCGCAGAAAAAAACAACGCCAGCTTGATCGTAAGAAATCACAACTAGACTAATGGAAACAACAAAAGAAACCTTGCTTGCAAGGCATTACAAAAAGCTCTCACATGAAGAGCATCACGACACACTAATCACTAAGGCTAAGGACTTACTAGACTTCGCCAGCAGTGGTAAGGTAACTATAACCCAAGGCATCGACGGCGTAACCGTAAAGGTTCAAGCCACAACACAATAACATCATGCAACAGCGTAGCATTAAAAAACAAAAGAAAGAACTAAAGCGTAAACGCAAGCGCAAGATTGTGCGACTAGAGAAACTGCGCCAGACTATCAGCCAGCGCAGACTCAGCAAGCCATGAAGCGAATCATTGAGACACCACAGGAACGCTTGCGCTCATGGGAAGAGATGGCACAGCCACGCCCAACGTGGGAGAGCTTCAAGCGTCTGCTCGCATCATGCGGCAACGACGAGACACTCGCCCGAAAAAAATGGAAAAAAAAACTTGACATCATGTTGAACGACTAGCAGTCATAAGTCTCTAAGCCTCAACGAGTTACGACGCGGGGGCCACCCGCGCAGTGTAACTCCTTGACAGTCAACGACTTACAACAGTTAACACGCATAAAAAAAATGCAATAAAAACAAAAAAAAGACTTGACAGTTAGCTCAGGGCATGGTATAGTTACCCCATGAATGACCTAATGCATACCGTCGCCCTTTACTTGTTTCTTGTCTGTGTTTATGCCGTGCCTGTGTTTGGCTTTGTTAGCTGGGCAAGTGATAAGATTCGCGGCGTATACCTTGGTAGCCCCGACCGTTAAAAAAAACAAAAATAAAACATCTTTTCCCTTGACTTTAATCTAAACCTGTGTTATAGTTACTCATGCTTACTTCATATGACTTAGTTGTTTCCGCTCTCCGTTTCATTCGCCTTGACGTTTCTAAGGCACATCGCTATGCGATGCTTGTCGATGCCTTCGACGGCGTGGATGGCGTGGATAATCACACTATACAGTGTGTGCTGTCCCTCGCCTACGATGCCGCTGACGCAGGTGATGACCTGCGTGACTTCCGTGGCACTTGCGAGTTCGTCCATCGGATGGCTTGCTAACCCCAAAAAATAATTAATCTTTTCTCTTGACTTTAACCTTAACCTGTGTTATACTTACCTTATGAAATCACCTAACATAATCGCCTCTGCTATCTCTCTCGCCGTTCGTCTTGCTCCCACTTTCGCCAATGAGGATGGTGAGTTGATCTTTAAAGATCTCCGCCGTGAGTTTCCCGCGCTCACTGAAGATCAGGCCGACCTGATCGTCACCCGTGCCTGCATCAATGCCAAGGCTGGATTCAAGGCCGTTGGCTGGCCGCTGTTCTCCGAGCGTCTCCTGTGTGAGTTGATGGGCTGGGGCGTTAATGATCCCGACTTCTCTGATGATGCCCCATTGTCACCACGCGAGGAGTTGAGCGAGGGCGAGGCCATGGCTGGCCTGCTCTAAAAAAAATAAAAAAAACACTTGACAGGTTGCTTTAAGCGATTAGGTTGGCTGGCTCCCTCTCAAAAGTTACGCAAGATAACACGCTACCCAAGTAAAAACAAAATGTAAACAAACCTACATAACTCCCTAACACTCAACGAGTTACGGCCAGCCGCCCGCCCCCGCGCCGTAACTCCTTGATAACCAACGACTTACAGAAGTTAATACTCAAAGCTCTGTCAAGCGGAAAAGCAAAAAAGTTACACAAGCTATTACGCAAAAAACGTGTTAAAACTAAAAAAACAATAAAAAACATTTGACTTCTATTTGATCGTGTGGTATATTCAGGCATGAAAACATATGAGCTTGAACTGCTGTCCCTCGTTGTAATCGCACCCTTTGCACCTATGCTGGTCATTGCCATTGTGGACTGCATTAGGCAGGTGATAAAAAACAGAAAATAATTAATCTTTTCCCTTGACTTATACCTTAACCTATGGTATAGTTACCTATAATCAACGTTAACTTAACTCTAAAACTACCTATGCAATTCTCTATCTCAACTCTTACCGACCTGTTCCACAAGTTCCCGTCTTCTCACGCTTTCCGCACTGACAAGTTCCGCGAGGCTCTCAACGATAAAGTGGTGGACTACTGCTGTGCCGTTTCCCACTATGGCACGGATGTCATTCGCAAGTTCCTCATCCATGACGTTGAGTCCTCATGGATTGCCGAGTCTAACGGCGCGGCTGTCATCTCTGTCGATGTCGTGGAAATGGAGACTGGCGAAAATCGCCACATCACCATGCGCGTCCACAGGATCGAAAAGATCAACGGGGAGGATGTCCGCGAAGTGGTTAAGTGGGTAGGGTAAAGTTATGTTTAGTAAAAACATCCGCACCAGTATCTTGATAACCGAAAAAATAAAAACGCCTAGCCTTAAGTCCATGCTGTCCAAAGCTCTCATAATAATCTGTTTTATACTCGCGCAATTAATACAATCAAAAGGTAGTGAGCAACGCATACTTGCCCAGACCATTCTCGCGGAAGCTCGCGGGGATGGTCGGGCGGGTATGTATGCCGTCGCCGCTTGCATCAAGGTCAGAGCGCAAAAAAGAAATCTTTCTTTTAAAGAAGTATGCTTGCAACCGTGGCAATTCAGTTGCTGGAATAAGAACGACCCGAACCGTAAAAAAATGGATATGTTGCTAACCCTACCACAAGCAGAATATGCTTGGCAGTTGGCTCGCAACATGGACAAGGTGAACACCGAAGTAATCAACCAAGCCGATCACTACATGACTATAAAGCTATGGAAGACTGGCAGAGTTAAGTGGGCGCGAGGTCATAAGCCTGTCGCCTTTTGGGGAGGTCACGCCTTTTTCAAATTAAAATAAAAAAAAACTTGACACCGTAACTCGTTAAGCGTCAAGGAGTTACGGGGCGCGGGCCGCCCCCGCGCCATAACTCGTTGACAGTGAACGACTTACAGAAGTTGTTACTCGAAAAAAAAATCACAGAAACACAAAAAAAGAAGTTGACTTTTCTCTGGGGCTGTGGTATAGTTGGGCATGACCATTAAAGAACTTATGCAACAAGATCCACGGGAATTCTTCGGCCTTGACGACCCTCGCGACATCCAGCAGGTGCTGGCTGACGACGAGCGCGAGCCATCCGCTGGCGAACTCCTCGCCGCCATCGATCCCGTCACCGCCCACGACATGGATGCCCTGCTGACCAAGGTTCAGCGCCAGCGCACCAGCGACGACTATGAGCAGGCCGCTTTCTACGAGCAGTCTGAATCCAACCGTGAGAGGCTTGGCGCAGGGTGGCAACACTAAAAAAATAAATAAAAACACTTGACTACAGCCTTAAGCTGTGGTATAGTTAGGCATGATTCAAAACAACCTTTTCAAGTTCACCGTCATTGAGTTCCAGCAGTGTCCCCCTTCCTTGGGTGGCAACTGGGAGTGTGGCACGGACACCCGCGTGTCCATGTCGCCCTCACCCAAGAAGGCCATAGCCTTCGAGGGCGCGGTCACCCGCCGCTTCGAGGGGGTGGAGGGTTGCCCCACCCTTCGCCAGCGCGTGTTCTCCAAGGGCGGCAAGGTGCTGTGGGAAAAGTGGGATTAGAGTAACAACCCGCGTAACTCGTTAAGCCTCAAGGAGTTATGGCTGCGCGGCCACCCCCTCGTCGTAACTCCTTAAGTATCAACGACTTACACAATCTCTCACGCAAATAAAACTTGCAAAAACACAAAATAATCCTTGCTATTTACCTATTTGTGTGTTAGATTTACATCCTACTATTTCAACCTAGTGTAATTACCTCCATGAAAAAACCACCAAGACACGGACACGCCAAGCGCAAGAGCGATTGGATCGAAGGATTTCTTTTACGCGGTAGCAAAACTTTTGTTGATCGAAAGAAAAAAAAGAATAAAAATGCTTGCAGAAAGAAGTATTAGGGTTTATAGTTACTCATATGAAAATAAGCAACTCACTTAGAACAACCTTATACGATTTCATCGTTGAGACACTCAGGAACCACCGCTCTGCCCAAAGAGGCTGGGCAGCACTTCAAGAAAAACCTCGTTGCGTAGACGATCACACCCTTGAGTGCATTTATGCTCTGTGCAAAGAAGCAGTAGAAAACAAAGAAGATATCTATCGTTTCCGCACTACTGTGGCGACTATCACTGATGCCATGGTTGACTTGATTCAACAAAAGGAAAAGGTAACCAATGCCCAAAAATGGCGCAAGCGTCAAGAGGAAGACAAGGCAGAGAGGGATGCTAAACGAGCAGAACAGCAACGTAAAGAAGAGATTGCTCTTGCAATGCAACACGGAATGGAGGGGCGATAATGAAAGCACCACAAAGAATACACAAGCCGCCCACCGAACCGCATGAAGGTTGGATAGTAGAAGATATCTTTGGTGAAAGATATTTTGTTTATAAAGGAAATTGGGGAAACTCCCGCGAAACTTATCGCTGGTGGATTGATCAGCCAAGGTTTGCTTTCGAACCCGCTTCAAACAACCCGATACATTGCGAGGACACAAGGGAAGCTTGCTTTAGAAAGATTCAAGAGTGGGAAGACCTCAAGGTAAAGAAAGCTCAATCAAAAGGCGTCCCGTTAAGTTATGCCACATCAACGGCAGATAACAAAGTCCCGACCTAATGCGTTGAGGCTAAGGGAGTTAGGGTCGGCGGGCCACCCCGCGCTCGTAACTCGTTGAGTGTCAACGACTTACGATAGTAAAAAAAACAAAGAAAACACTTGCGTTTATCTGAAGCGTGTGGTATACTTACCACATGACAATTAAAGACCTTGCCAAACAAGACTCCCGCGAAATCTATGATCAGGATGTGCGGGACGTTCAAGCCCTGCTTGCTGAAGCCAACGAGGATGTCCCTTACAACGTGGAGGGAGAGGAGCAAGATGATTGAAATCCTAATCTCACCAATTGTTTTCTTTGGTTTACCTATACTCCTTTATATAATCTTCTTCATCTTGTGGAAATGAAAGTAATTCGCGCAATCTTTACAGACGGACACGAAAGTCTTTGGCAGGTTTGGCTGAATGAGCATGACCGAGCCTATAAAATAAAAGTTTACGATTTAATCTGGAGAGAGCCAAATGGCTTCCCTTCAGGCTATTGGACAGTTGGAGAGCTTCAAGACACAATGAATGTTCACGACATTGGAAGATCCCCCGATGAATTCAAAGCATCCTTAAAGTCTTTGATAGAACACGCAAGTGAGACTGTATAAAAAAAAACAATAAAAGTGTTTGACTAGGTTCTCATCCTATGGTATAGTTACTACATGAACAACGAAGAAGCATACAACCACGGTTATAACGGCACTCTCACCCTCGACGAGCTTATGGCTATGTTCCCCCCTTGCGG